AATGACGGAACTTGACCGTCACAGAATACCATGTTACCTCTAGGATCAATCTGCTTTAGGTCATTAGTCTCTCTGGTTTCAACACACCCAGGCATATCTACTACAGGGACTCCCAATTTTACAGTAACTGGTATGGGATATCCCGTAAAAACTTGTGGAATATTGGAATCAAAAACATTAATTTCTAGAATATTTTTTCCAGGTATATTAATTTCTTTAATCTCCATCAGTAAATAATCCTACAATACCACTCCAAATATAGAAGAAGAAAACATACAAGAAAAATTTTGCTTCGGTATCTTTTTGTTTCTTTTTACGTATTGATGTCATGTTAAAGTTCCCCTTAATCTACGTATTTCTCTGAGTTCCTCAAAGTCTTTCTGTTTAGTTCCACCATCATATGCCCAAGCATAACCCTCTTCAATCATTTGTTCGTTGAGGGACACTTCTGCATCTCCGATGTAGAGCCACCCGAGAAGGCGCCCATACTTTCCAACACCACCAACGAGCTCAGTACGAATAACGAGATCATCGTCCCCGTCAATAGCGCCCTTAAGTCTTTCTTCCAACCAGTGAGTAGCGTCATAACCTAATGCTTTCTCTTCTTCATCTTTAGTACGCTTCTCTGGAGTATCTACTCCAGCAACCCTTACTCTTTCTTTCTTATATAAATCAAATCCGAGGTCGATAGTTACATCAATAGTATCCCCATCCAGGACTCTGTTGATCTCCACTACTCGGAAGTTGTAACAGCTCTTCCTGCTTGGTGGTGTCATCGCTGCCATGGTTAAAAAAATAACTCTTTAATATTTATAATCTTCAAAATACAAAGATCTCATATCATCTTCATTACAAGAATATTCTAGAGTATATAGTTGATTATTAATAATAAAGTCTGTCTTACATAAATTCGGACCCACTAAAACATTACCAGCTATAATAAACTCTAAGAACATCATTTTTTCTTTCCCCCGTTCTTAGCTTTTTTTGCAGTTGCATTTCCCTGGTTCTGTTTGGGTTTTTTTACTGCTTTACTTCCTTTGTTCTTGTCTTTGGACATTTTCCCGCATCTCCAAATATGCTAGGCGTAATATATATATATAACACAATATAAGGTAAATAATAGTCCAAAGCTAAGAAGTATTATAACTCCCCACACGGGTTCTTGTGTCATCTCCACTTCCTATAATTTAGAGAAATATCATTCCAATCACCAGATATATCAATTTTATAGGGAGCACTAATTGATATATCATCAAGTCCTTCTACTTCAGAAGGTTTTGATTGAATGATAGGTTCTTGGTTCTTCTTATCTTCTTCATCCCAAATCCTACCAACTTCTTTGACTTGTTTATCAATAGACTCCATTTCTTTTTCTATTTTAACGTCAATCCACTTTTCCTTTAACCAAGTAATAAATCCCAAAAGAAGATGATTGATGGGGAACTTTTGCTTGTTCGCCCATCTCTCTGCTTTATGATACCACATTTCTTCACCACCCCAGTGGTGATTAAATTCATACTTTATTGTCGGTTTCATCTTTCGATTTTTTCATAGGAGATGATGCAGCAGGGGGTTGCCCATTACCATTACCATTAGACTTTGATGGAGTTACTCCAAAAGTCGCAAGGGTTCCTGTAAAAACACTAGCAATAAAAGTTGGATCAATTTTCTGTTGGGGAATACCAGGTATTGAAACATAATTTAAAGTTAAAATAGCTCCTGTCCATCCAAGAACTATCAATCTAACTAGACTAGATATACCCTCATCATGCCAATGAAAATCATTATCTTCCTGTTCATTATTTTTTCTTTTTGGAAGCATTGATTTTAAAAAAGATTTCATTATTATTTATGGTAATAAGCAATCAACAGATATATTTGTTTGATTTATTTTATTATATTTATCACATAAAACTATACTCGATTCATGTTCCCATTTATGATATTTACTTTTAAGAACTTTTGGATAATCATTTCCATTACATCCACACATTTCATTAGCAACAATGGATTTAATTAAAACATCTCTTGTTAAGTAAGTCATACTCGTCTTTGATATCCAACAAAAAACCTTACATATATAAAAAATTCGAATAGTTTTTCTTGGGTGGTATTCCAAAAAATAATTTTTTGGAATAGAAATATTTATTCAAAAATAGGTCTTATAGATGGGGAATTGAAGTATTCCTCCCTAACTGCCTTCATAACATCTGGTGGTGTGCCATAATATCCCATGTGCATCCATACACAATCAATGTAGCGTAGATCTTTACGATCTTCTGCTAGAGTATAATCATCACAATATTGCACGATATCATATGGAACACGAACTTGATCGCGTGAATAAGTTGTGGGATCTTCAATAAAGAATGGTATAGTCATTTGTATCTTTTAATAGCGTCTTTAACAGGAAAGGTGTACTCCATCACCGATACTAGCATAAGAGTGAATCCAAAAACAAGTACGGTAGAAATCATTTAATATATCCCTCTTTGCGTAACCATTGCTCAGTTAGTGGTGTAGGTTTATAAACCTCCCACATATTTCCAGCAGCACATGCATCTAATGCTTTAGAAGTCATACCCTCAGTAAGACCAGCCCACTTTGCTTCTGCTTCCCAGGGAACTGCACTCTTAGGATAAGTATCCTCAACAAGTTCCCGCCACACTTTAGGTACAGAATCCTCAGGATAAATGATGGCAATCAAAGAGTTTTTAATAGTGCCTGCCATACAATCTTGTGCTGCGTGCCATCCTTCATGGCGCATAACAGTCATGAGGACATTAGGACGATGCATAAAAGCATCATTCAAAAAAAAGTTATTACTTACCGTGTGGTAAATTCCACGATGACCAGGAGGAAAATACTTTGGATCTCCTAGAAAAACCATAACTCCGACCTTATTAAGGGATACCAACATTGAGTTAAACTCTTCAGCAACAAACTCAAAATTGCTATCAGGATAATTCTTTTTAATATCGTCGATACTACGGACTTGTCGTACATTGTCGGTGCATTCTCGGAGAATCATGCACCCTGTAGCGTCCATTGTGAAGAAGTCTACTTCTGGTTCAGCAAGTACAGGAGTTGCAAAAGAAACTGTTGTAAATAAACTTAATAAAAATTTCTTCATATCAGAACCTCGGAATAGCAGGTCCTGTTGTTGTAGGAACAGGAGCAGCTCCACCAGTAACTTTAGGAAGTTCTGGCATAGCGCCATCGATCATACCAGGAAGTGCTTCAGTAACTGCCTCAGTAACTGCCTTGGTTACTTTAGTTCTAGCATCTTCAATAAGTGTATCTTTATTTAAGTAAAGATACACACCCCCACCAAGAACTGATAGAGATACCAAACCCGATAGGAGTGCTATTAGGTTAATTAGTTTTTGCATAGTACGCCTCGTAATATTTCACAATGCCAAAAGTTGTAGCATTGCCCTGTGAGACCCAATCATGAGAACACTCATAGATTGATTTACTTGAATATTTAGGAGAACCATCATCGATCAATTCTTTACCAAACTTACTCATCAGAATTAAAAGAATTTTAGATCTCAATTCCATTCGATCTTCACTATATCGCCAATCATCATTTGTCATGACCATATTAATTTTTTAGTGTAATTATATGAGTAAGTTTCTCTTGGTCCTTTTACTCCCCAACCTAACCAATAATAAGCAGCAACCATATATTGCTTTACACTTTGTCCATTTCCTTCAAACTCAGGAAGATACTTTTGAAAGATTGGTTCATTAACCATATATCGAACTTGACCTTCAAGAGAAGAGGGATCACACCCATAGCGACTACAAAACTTACCTAGTCCATAATAACGTCCAGCAGATGTCCACTGAATTATACCATAACCACCACTATAACATTTGTTGTAAGGAACACGAGCACCACCTTCACAAATATTGGGTATAAAATTAGACTCTTGTTTGATATTACCCATCAATGTGGAAAGAGCATTCTTGTCAGAGATTTTTGTTTTTACTTGGAGTTGTTCTAATACATACTTTTCGTTTGGTGTGCATGTAGGACATTTCCAAGTTTTGTCATCTTCCACTTCAAGTGAAATGACTTTTTCAGAATTTACTTTACCTACTACTGGAACATCGACTAAAGGTGGAGGATTTTTAATCTCGCTCATGCTTGGATATGCACAAGCAGCAGAAACGGAAGTAACCAGAAAGAACGGCAAAAATTTTTTGAAGGGCATTAATACAGATAGAATTCGGCATCCCAATAGAAGAGGGGTACACCACAACCATCTCTGGGGGCATCTTCCTGGGCACAAGTGGCAAGTCAAAATCTCATAATAAAAAACTCACCTAGGTGAGTCCATACATAATACTAAAGTATTTATAAATTGTCAAGACTATCAGGGAATGAAGACGCGCCCCCACCCATCGTTGCCTTTGGGGCACCAACGAACTTCTAACTCAGACTTCTTGTACACAGCACCTCTACCATTGTATACATCGGAGGAATAACCATCATTTAAATCGCCATAAGGATCATTAACAACATAGTCTTCTCCCTTCTTACCAATGACTACACACATATGACCACCTCTAGGAGCAGAGAGTGGACCACGATGTAAGATACCAATAACAACTGGACGACCAAGTGCTAACTCAGTGTCTAGATCGTGGAATGTAAGATCATAATGAAATGATGATTTCAAACCATACATATTCAATACTTTGGTTTGTACTAAATGGTCTGTAGTATCACCAATATTAAATACTTTTTGGAGGTACGCATCATCCCCCTTCATTCCCTTGAGTGTACCTGGTTTAAAGAACTCAAGGCACATAGCACAGGAGGATGAATTGCAAGTACGTTCTCCATCCCTGTAGTTGTCAGTCTGTGGGAAAAAAGGAACTTCCAACACAGATGATTTTGGTTTCTGTCTGAATATTTTGACCCACTGGGAATTATCAGACAGAAACTCGGTTGGTAAGTTGTCTTCCAACCATTGAACAGCAGCAACATGCTGTTTGTTATCTTCAGAATAATACTTGAAGAAATTGTGTAGATCGACGTTCATATAGTGCCGA